ACTACTCTACCACTAGCGTTATGTAGACAGACCTGCCCCATTTATCGCTGTAGTGTAAAGGTAGCACAACTAAAAAGTGATCCTGTCAAGGATCCGTACAGCATACCATATTCCATCACAAGGAGTAGGTGCCGTGTTCGATTCCGGCCAGCGATACCACTTGACAACGTGTGACATTTGTTATATAGTACATAGGTACATGCAACTACACAGAAAGGTACACATGAAAAATTATATCGGTATTAGCCTCGACACCAGCGGTTCCATGCGCGGTATTGCACTTGATGCAGGTCGCGACTACAACGCTCAGATCGAAGCCATCAAGGAAGGTTCGACCGAATTCAACATCGACACTATTGTTAGCGTCGTGCACTGTGGCGTAGGCTATCGTGCAACTGTTGAACGTGTTGTCACCAATTCCGCAGTGAACGCAGTGAAGCCCCTCCTGGACGGCGCATACGTTGCTGATGGTAATGCGACGCCACTGTTCCAAAGTATCGAAGAACTGATCAACATCATGGAATCTGTTCCCGACGCAAACGAACCGGATGTCTCTTTCGTGCTGCAAATCATCACGGACGGTGGTGAAAATGTGTACGATGCGCGTCAGATCAAGAAGGTCACCGACAAGATGGCGAAGCTGATGCATACGGACCGTTGGACGTTCTCCTTCCGCGTTCCGCGTGGCTACAGCAGGCACTTGACTCAGTACGGTATCCCGGCTGGCAACATTCTCGAATGGGATCAGACTTCCAAGGGCGTGCAGACGGCTACCGCAGCTACCAAGTCGGCGTATCGTGGCTTCTATGCCGCTCGCGCTGCTGGTGCAACGAGTACCGACAAGTTCTATACCGACCTGAGCACTACCAAACTCAGCGAAGTGAAAGCTACGTTGGTTGACATCTCGAAGCAAGTGGATGTTTATGTGGTTGAGCCCAAGAACGATGATGTCCAAATCCGTGATTTCGTTATCGCTCAAGGCGTGAACTTCACCAAGGGTTGTGCTTTCTATGAGTTGTCTAAGACGGAAACCGTCCAGGACTACAAGCAGATTGCAGTTCGTGACAAGAACTCCGGCGCTGTTTACAGCGGTTTTGGTGCACGCGACCTGCTTGGTCTCCCGCACACGGGTGATGCTAAGGTTGCTCCTGGCGCACACGGTCAGTACGAAATCTTTATCCAGTCCACTTCTGTGAATCGGAAACTGAAGAAGGGTACTAACATTATGATCTGGGTTGGTGCAACGGTGTAATACCAAATCCTGCGCAGTAATGCGCAGGTAAGAACCTAGGATGGCTGCAACTAGGTGCAACCATTCAACGTATAGTTATGCCTTAGCTATGCAAACTCTTCCGATGGAGGAGCACTATACGGAAGTACCGGAAGTCAGACGCCGGTATATAAATGCGTGGCACGAATAATGCGGGTTGACAAGCGTAAAGGTCGCGCACCGGTCTTCCACACCGTAGAACGAGGAGTTCGATTCTCCCTACCCGCTCCAATATGGTTCCTTCGTCTAGTGATAAGGCGGCCTCCCGATTAGGGGCTTACCTCAGTTTGATTCTGAGAGGAACTACCAAAAATAGGTCAGTAGTTCTAACTGGCAGAACAGCAGTCTCCAAAATTGCGTGTTGGGGGTTCGAATCCCTCCTGACCTGCCAAAATATTGCGTCTTTAGCTGATATGGTTATAGCGCCGGTGTGAAGCTCCGGTGAAACAGGTTCGATTCCTGTAGGACGCACCAAAATTTAATATGTGTTTGATGTAAGCGGTAACATACCTGCCACACAGCGGGGAATATAGGTTCGACCCCTGTAACACCATCTATTAAACCTTCTGATGTATTCCGTGGTGGTAAGCCCCCTCCAAGGGCCGATCTAAGTTCGATTCTTATATACATACAGCATTTCAATTCCGAGAGAGGCGCCGTGGTGGCAACCGCTGCACTGTTAATGCAGACTAGACTGGTTCGACTCCAGTTCTCGGAGCCAAATTACTATTCCGCAGAAGCCGAGCAAGGTGCATGGCCCTGACTGTTAATCAGTGGTTAGAGTGGTTCGATTCCACTGTGCGGAGCCAAATATGTCGACGTAGCTCAGTTGGTAGAGCGATGGCCTGAAAAGTCATGCGTCGCTGGTTCGATTCCAGCCGTCGGCACCAAGTTATAGTGTATAGCCGTACGGCAATCAACCCTTGTTGCGGGACGATATCTAAGTGAAAGTCTTATATACACTGCCAGAACATAGTATCTGCAGATACTAGATAGGAGTATATCAATCAGACAGTGAATCTGAACTTATCACTACTCCGAACTTTATTTTGCCCGTGTACGCTAATTGGAAGTGCGACCTCGCTTAGAACGAGATGGTTGTCGGTTCGAATCCGACTTCGGGTACCAGTTTTTAATGGATGGCTTCGGCACAAAATTTTACTTTACCAAAACTCAAAGTCCCAGCCCATTGGGGGCAGTTTCGTGGGTTCGACTCCCGGGAAGAAACAACATCCAGAATTTCTCGTTGAGTACTTAGGCGTGACCATGTTGTAATGGTAGCAACAGAGATTGTGATTCTCTTAGTACGGGTTCGATTCCCGATTTCACCCCTAAGTATTTAACCGCTTAGATAAATATTAGATGAAAATAAACGAAGTAATTGTACCTAATAAAGTTCCAGTCGGTCAAGGTGGTCCGTATTTGTATCACGTTACAAATGAGATAGCTCTTGCGCACATGTTAAACGATGGTAAGATAGGACAGCCAGACGATATATTGTCGATGACAAGAGATTCTCAATATAGTGTTAGTGGTAAACAAGGTGTTATCCAGATAGTATTAAATAGAAAGAATCTCGAATCAACACATGCGGTTGAACCACATGAAGAGATATGGACGGACGCTGGCGAGGAATGGAGTTCGGGTGAATCTGAGGAAAGAATCTGGGAACATCCAGTTCCTTTTACGACACAATATGTTGTACAAGTTAACTCAAAAATTCCTCTTCATAATTCTATTCATGAAAAATTAAAATACTTAAATATACCGTTAGGTAAGTTTTAAGTTTATGGTGATCTTAGTGTAGTGGTAGCAAGACTGTCTGTGAAACAGTAAGCCAGGGTTCGATTCCCGATTTCACCCCAAGAATATGATTGTGTAGCTCAGATGAGAGCACTATGGATACCCTCTTCGGAATGTTATTCATAGGGGTCGCAGAAGTAATGCCCTGCCACGATCGCCAATTTTATATCGTCGTCAGCAACCGGAGCTAATCCTCTAAGCGGTTTATGAATGATACAAGGCTCCGAGATGCAGGAGTATATTATGGGTTTGATTCCCATCGGCGGTCCCAAATTAGATTATGAGCGTGTGACCCGAAAGGCTAGGGAACAGATTGCAACCCTGTTTTATGTAGGTTCGACTCCTATCACGCTCTCCAACAACGAAAGTTAGTATGCCAAAGATTATTGATCACGGTAAAGTTAATGTAGATGAGATGATTGTAAATAATGCGGAACTAATTAAGTTTGAGAATTATAAGACCAACACTCCATCTAAATTTCATACAAGAGATTCTATAGATAACTTTTTTAAGTTTTCTTTGAGTTCTTTTTTGGAGATTGACTACGACAACTTAGATTTTGTATACTTCAGCGTATGCAAGGGCGCAGAGCCGCACGTAGATTTGCTTGATCCGGCGATTTTTGAGCCTCGAACGTTTGTTATCCCTGTAATATTGCCAGAGGGTAAATCGATTATTACTGCAGAAGACGAACAAATTGAAGTAAAACTAAATCACGTCTACGAATTTAATCACGAGAAGATTCATTCGATGAAGCTCGAAGATAATGAAAGTGGCTGCGTTGTGATAATGGTGGCAGTTAAGAGATAAATAATGGATGAGATTATACGAGATACTTAACGAAGCAATTAGCTTAACTCATCTTCAGAAGCCATTAGAAAAAGCTATAATAGGTAGCTTTGTGGATATTGCGCACGAAACAAGTAAGCACCTATCCAGACTAGATCCAGAAATAAGAGATGAGGTCCTTAAGAAAACAAGCCTGTCTCCGTTATCGGAACAAGTTAAAACGTGGATGTTTAATATATCTACGAATAGAATTCCAAAAGCAATCAAAGCGGTATTAGATAAACACGTTGATGCAGACATTAAAGTCGAAGCTCGTACTATTACATCGAGTGGTTTTGCAGATGGTAATTTGATAGTCATAAATCAAACATTATTTCGACCACTTACAGATTATATATTCAACACAGTATATCAAAATACATTAGATAATCTAGATTCTGAGGATAAATTATTTCAAGAATTTTTTTCTCAGATGAAAACATTATCGACGGAAGAATTAGAATATAATGAATATCATATTCACGCTAGGATGTTTGAGGTGATATCTGTTATAATTCACGAAGCGGTGCACGTAATGCAACACAAACCGCAATCCGATAAAGGCCGACAAAATACAGAATACAGAAGCTATCTAACAAAGGATAAGAAAAAGTTTTCTAGTGCAATAGATAAAGTCTCTAAAGGTGATTATGATACATCAGCTTATAGATTATATCGAAGCAGTCCTCAGGAAATTGCAGCGTTCGCGCACGAGGCAGCATTAAAGCTTGTTAACAATATAGACCTGGGTCAGATAGATGACTTTCCTTATTTAAGAAATACTATTAACCAAGATATGCAATGGTATATGGATGATCAATTTAGCGATCCTAAAAATCCTGAAGAGTATAAAATCTTTAAGAGATTTCACAAGTTGATGTATCAAGAAGTAATTCGCGCAATAGATAGAGCAGAGAAAGAATTTAACAAAAAGAAAAAGTCTAACACCGAAGAATATTAATGCCCGTGTACGCTAATTGGAAGTGCGGTAATACTCAAAATATTATGGTTGTCGGTTCGAATCCGACCTCGGGTACCAGATTTACGGGCCGTTTTATGCAGATGGTTTAATAAATCATCTACCGAGTAACATCAGGGGCGAGACCTGAGCGGTCCACCAGTTTATGGGTTGTAATGGGACTATATCGGGTTCGATTCCCGAATGGCATAGGATGCGATCCTGGCCTAGTTTGGAACGCTTGCGCAGCGGTCGTGGGGGTTCGATTCCCCTCCAATCCACCAGTTTTGATTGCAAAGAAACTATCATATCTGATATACTTCCGTAGGATATGGTCAACGTATATGAATACTTAGGGTATAGATTAGGGAAGTACAGTCAGATTTATTATTGCCCGAAGAGCGCAGCTGGTGAAGCCATCACTCTTACAAGGTGAATTCGTAGAGTTCGATTCTCTATTCGGGTACCAAATTATGGATGATGATGCAGAGCGGCCTCTGCCCCTGTCTTGAAAACAGATGTATCGGCTTATACCCGGTAGGCGATCGACACGACCCCTCATCCGCCAAACACTATTAGTGATGATCCCTGTATGGGATAAGCATAAAGACCTTATGTAAATCTTGGCATTACCGAGTATGTTTTATGCGGGTATGATGTAATGGTAACCTAGAACTTTGCCAAAGTTCATTCGCGAGTTCGATTCTCGCTACCCGCTCCATATTACAAAGGAATAAAATGAATACTTGGGAAGATGAAGGTTATACTTTTCGATACAGTTATCAATCGGGCGACACTGTTATTGACGTTTACAAGAACGAAGATGGCGATACTGTAGAGGTCGCTAGAGATCATTCATTAACACGTTCCTATTAAATAAATGGAGCATTGGCAGAGCGGCTGATGCACTACTCTCATAAGGTAGGTTAGAGTGGTTCGACTCCACTATGCTCCACCAAGGTTGACATCTCAGTGTAAACACTAATACAATACGGGCTAACGTATAAATATATTAGTATAAACACTGAGGACCAAAATGTTAGATAGTATTAAAAATTTCTTTAAACAATTACAGCAACCCGAGCATTACAACAATCTCGAAGCTTATATTATTTCAAACAACCCCCAAACTATTCACGATGTTGATCGTTTGGAAAGAGAATTTGATAGACTGCAGAATAATCAACAATTTTTCTCAACCTATCAAAACGTATAATACCACTGCCGATGGAACGGTGCTGTGTCTACGAAACACGGTTACGTAGGTTCGAATCCTACCAGTGGTACCAATTATATCCTTATCGTCTAGTGGCTTTAGGACGCTACCCTCTCAAGGTGGAAAGTTGAGTTCAATTCTCAATAAGGATGCCAGTTATTGCCCCGACTCTTGAAGAGGGACTAGTCTTTGAAACTAGGAGAGAAGGTTTGATTCCTTCCGGGGTTGCCAGAGTATAAGTAGTCCTAAGCAACCTGGACCCTGCATAAACGAACTGGCGTAAACCAGGATGCGTAGCTAACGCTTGAGAAGAAAGCCTTCATAGCAAGAATATTGGGGATTAGTGTAGTGGTAACACGACAGACTCTGACTCTGTAACCCTCAGTTCGATTCTGAGATCCCTTGCCAAATTTCATCTCGTGGGTTGGGTCCCCGAACTCTGCGCGCAGTTCGAAAAGCCGGTTCGATTCCGTGCTGTGGAAACCGCAGGTTCGACTCCTGCCGGGATGGCCAAGTCAACAAAAGGAGTAAACTATGAACGACAACCTCAAATCCAAGTTCTTAACGAACACAGACGATACTGGTCGCTTCATTGTATATTCCAATCGTACTGGTCGTTCCTATTTTGTGGAACCGATCGTCAGTGCTCATACGCCCGAGTGGGGTTCGATTGATCCTGCGACAGGTAATTTGATGCATAAGAAGGGTGATGGAAAGTATAGGGGTGGCATTAGTGCTCACGAATCCCTTATTACTCCGGAAAATGGCTTTGCGCCTGAAAAGATCACATTGCTTGATGTAGGTGTAAGCCCGCTGAATGCGATTGATGTACTTGACGCGCAGTACCCTGACAAAGTATAATAACGCAAGACAGGACAATAAGTAATTATTGTTCCTGCACAAATTTTGGATGATTGGTAGAGAGGCTTATTGCTCCAGTTTGCTAAACTGGCGGGTCGGAAACGGCCCCACAGGTTCGAATCCTGTATCATCCGCCAAACCGCTATTGACAAGTTAAGTAACTTGTCATACAATTAGTAAATGATTTATTTTATTAGGCAAGGCAGTACCCATATAAAAATTGGTTATTCTGCTGATCCTAACAGTCGGTTAGCTTGTTTACAAACAGGAAGTCCTGTAAAATTGCACTTGCAAGCAACAATGCAAGGTGATTTTAAAACAGAAACCGGCTTACACGAAATGTTTGCACATTTGCGCAAGAAGGGCGAATGGTTTAAGTATAACGATGAACTAAAATGGTTTATCAGGATGGTAAAAGAACATCCAGAACAGAACAACATAAAGAGTTTGTACATGGAGTCGCAGAAGCAACGACTTCTTACAAAATCTAAAAGATCAGGGGTTAACCATAAGTTAACTCAAAGAATAAAGGGGGCTTGACTCCTGTGATAGGTATGGTTCGCCCAGCCTGTTGCAAAAGGGAAGCGTCGCAAGACGTGGATAGGGTGGAATGTCTACATACCATCGCCAGTAACATGGAATTTCAAGCAAGCCTGCTCAACGGCGAGAGCCGTCCATATCGGAGATGACCTGGTGTGGTAACATTGAAGCAAGTGTATGGGAAAGAATGTCAGCTCAAGCGCCCGCAAGGGTAACGCAAGTTGATGAAAAGTAACGGGTGGTGCCGACTTCCATACAAACCAACTTGGCAGATGGTATGAGAAAGGGTAGTGTATTGGTTCAAACTCTCGCAGGTAAGAGCTAATATGCAGTATGAATGGTTTATGGTACCTGTAATAGGGTAACATGGATCGTGAAAGACGACTGAGTAGCCCGCAAGCCAAAGGTACGTGGTGTGTTGTATTATGTATCTAACAAGATATATAGCAACTGAAGTAGCACATCACAGTAGATTCGCAAACTTCAACGGTTATTTGAAAACAAAACGCAAAGACTACTTCGGTGATATTCGAAAGGCATCTAATACTTGGGCCGCAAGGTAACCAAGTCTGATAAGGCTCGCAAGGCTAAATTGGTTTGTAGAAGAGAATTCATAGGGCCGCAAACCCGAACTGCTGTCGAAGGCAGGTGGAAAAGAATCTACAGAGTAGAATATTACGTCAAGTCCACTGCCTGACTTTAAATGGCGATGCTGTTGGTAGACTAAGATACTCTGAAAAGAGGCTTAGTGGATGTCGTAGGAAGGTTTGCTCGCAAGGTGAATCGATAATCTACGGAGTATCAACAAGAAGACCGTAATCTCAAGTCTTTACTTTATAAGAAAGTGTATTTACTGTGATAAGTATGTTTCCTTATAAGGTATCACAATGACAAGTAGAACAATTGATATCAACTGTAAAGAGTGTAGAAAGTATCTATTCTCACTTATGCCCCACGATACTGATAATAAGGATCATTGGTGTAGTGAAGAATGTGAAATAGTAAGCAAATTGAAGGGCCCTCCAGTAGAAGAGCCGTTTGAATTTAATCTTAAGGCGGCACTCGCTACTTTAAGTTTCGGAAAGAAGAAAAATGGAACAACAAAGCCCTGAGAAACTAAAAGAATACAAAGATGCGATTGATATGCATCTTCGAGCAGCATTTGGAGCAGCAGCAGAGATGCAGTCTATTGTTTTTGATAGCGAAGGCGATAGCGATCTGTTCCGTAAGCTTTCATTTTACCTAACTCCTAGTTTAAATCATTGGATTAACGGCGCGCAGGCAGGTAGTATGAAAGATATTGATAATCTTTTAGATAAAAGAAAGTAATTTGGGGTTGTAGCTCAGAGGCAGAGCAGCGGACTTTTAATCCGTTGGCCAGGATTTCGAAATTCCTCAGCCCTACCAAACAACGGATCTTTAACTCAAATGGCTAGAGTCACGCCTTTTAAGCGCAGAGATGTCGGTTCGAGCCCGACAGGATCCACCAAATTGGGGTAGATCTATACTTTTAGTATATTTCTACACGCAGGCAGCGTTCTGCCGATTAGAATTATTGGGGTGGTAGACTACTAAGGAGATAGGACTGTCTGTAAAACAGTTGCGAAAGCCCGACTGGATCGTTACCAGTACGCCCCACCATTTAATGGCCAGGTAGCAAAGCGACCGAATGCACTTGCCTGCAAAGCAAGAAACTACCTAGGTATACATCGTTGGTTTGAATCCAACCCTGGCCTCATTGGGAAAAAGATAAATATATGTATGAACTACATATATAAAATTACTAATCTTATAAACAATAAAATTTATATTGGTGTCCATAAGACTAATAATGTAGACGATAATTATATGGGCTCTGGTAAGCATCTGAAGTATGCACAAAAGAAATATAGTATAGAAAACTTTAAGAAGGAAATCTTAGAATACTTCGATACGTATAATGATGCATTAGATAAAGAACGACTTATTGTAAATGAAGAGTTTATTTTAAGAAAAGATACTTATAATATAAGAATTGGCGGCCGCGGCGGAAATATATCTAAGGATGATGTAATTCGTGGCGCGATAGCCGGCGGACAATCATATAAAGAAAAAGTTAAATCTTTATCGGGTCCTGACCTTGATAGATATAAAGAAAGAATGTCTGAGCAAAGCGCACTCGGTGTTTCGGCCTTTAATAAGAAATATGAAGAAAATAATGGTGTCTGGTGGAAAAATGGATTTAAAGATAAGACCCACACAGATGAATCGTTATCTAAAATGAGAGGTAAACGCCCACACGCTTCAGGTGAAGCGAGTTCTCAATTTGGTAAATGTTGGGTAACAAAAGATAACATCAATAGAAAGATTAAAAAAGATGACCTTGATAGCTATCTATCCGATGGATGGATTAAAGGTCGAATTTTAAAATAATTTGTCCTTTGATATGAGCGGTATCATACTACCGGCCGAGCGGCCGGATCAGCTTCCTGATACGGACAAACGTCAGAGTAAGTTAGCAGCATTGTCGTTTCTTTAGGCATATTGAAATGCTTGTTCTTGTTTATTGCCCTTCAGCGGGCAGCCCGAACTATATCTATGCCGGATGTTTGGGAAGCTAACCTCATATCATCTTTATTATGCCCCTCTACGCTAATCGGAAGTGCGCGCTGTCTTAAACACAGTGGGTTCTCAGTTCGAATCTGAGGTGGGGTACCAGTTTAATTCTCATAAATACTTGCCTAATCAGTCCCGTCTTCGCTAAGAAGCAAAAGAGGACTTAAACCTTCAGGAGTTTAATATGGCATTTATTAATGAATCAGATAATAAGTTTGTAGATATTGGTAGCGAAGAATATCGAATCTACAGATTTCCGGGCGGCGAAGAGATAAAGATCGATGCACCACGTATGTTATCGGTTAGCGCCGGCGGTCATCGTTTATACGATGATGCAGGTGTTAGTCATTACGTACCAAAAGGTTGGTTACACCTACGTTGGAAAGCGTGGGAAGGTAAGCCAAACTTTGTAAAATAAGTTTTTAAAGAATTCTTCCAGCAATACCTAACGGTAAACATTGGTTCAACTCCAATCGGTCCTGTAACAGGGACTGTTTAAAGAATTCTGTCCTATTTCTAATGAATGCTTCCAGCAAACTAAAACAATTTCAAAACCATTATCTTTGAAAAGAAAAAGCATTCTGTTTTATTATTGGGGTGTAGTGTAACGGTAACACACTTGACTTTGAATCAGGTATCTTAGGTTCAACTCCTAACACCCTTGCCATATATCTCCTTAGTGTCAGCGGCAGCACAACGGTCTCCAACACCGCAAGGGAGGGTTCGAATCCTTCAGGGGATGCCAAAACATAGCCTTTCTGCCACAAAGCAGAGAGGCTTTTTTATGACCAGATAAATAAGATAAACAGCATTTTGTCTGTTATAGGAGTTATTATGGTAGTATGGGCAGTAGTCGCAGTGGTAGTTATCATTGCAGGAATCTATTTTTATTCTAAGAAAACAGCCAAGGCACAGGATGCAGCCGCAGTCGCAAATCCGCCCGCCGCAGGCGCAGGTGGTACATCTTCCACTGGAACAACACACGAAGCGAACTAAGTTATGCCTTTTGTAGAATTACTTCTCCAGCATAAAGAGTTTTTAGTAATCATTATACTATTGATTGGTATATTGATGGGATTTCTTTATATTAAAGAACTTCATTCTCAGAATGAAAAATTAGAATCGGAGAATTCTACACTAAGCGCAAATCTAAAAGCGTCCAATGATTCAATTGTGACGCTCCAAACAACAATTACAACGCAGAATAAAGCAGTAGAAGATTTAAAGACTGCTGCTGATGCTCGTGCACAATCGCACGCCACTGAAATTGCAGCAGCAAATGCAAAAGCCGATACTTATAGGCAGCAAGCATTAGATATTCTGCGTCTCAAGCCGAGTAACCCAGATCAGTGCAAGGCTGCGAATGATTTGATCAATTCTGAGATATTGAAAAATGGTAAGAAATAAACTTATTCTATTATCTGTCTTATTATTGGCAGCCTGCCAGACACCGCAACCTGGTATTAATACTGTAATTCAAAAAGTTGAAGTTCCGGTTGCAGTTCCGTGTAAAGAGGTTATTCCACTTACACCAGCCTTCAATTTTGATAAATTAGTGCCAAGCACCGATATCTATGGACAGGTGCAAGCACTTACAGCTGATAGATTATTGCATCAAGGATATGAAGAAGAACTCTTGGCGGCCCTAACCGCTTGCGTCAATTAGCGAATCCGCTTATACTGTTTGTGTGATTACTCGGACAATCGCTGGTAGCAATACTAGAGGAAGTTCGTGGGCTGCACAGAACAGGGCTTGTCGCTCTGTGGGAGAGTTATTAGTTATCGAGCTGCCATAAAGAAAAGGATGTTACGGCCCCAGGTTGAAATATTACTTTGTCTTGATAGTACACTGACTCGTTCGCACCACAACGACTCCGCAGCAACACAAACAGTATCCGTTGACGCTGTTCGCCGAGGATACGGGTTGTGGCACCTAGGACCCGGTTTAAAAGCCGGCGAGGATGGAGAAATCCATAGATAAATGATTGTCGCTCGCAAGAGTACAGAACCCCGGCTATAGAGTAATCACACTTTTATTTGGGATTGTAGATGCGTTATTTTTATCTTAGAGAGCCGTTAAAGGAAAAATTCTTTGACTATATACTTAAACACGGTTTTTGTATCCCGTATGAAAACAGAGATCCTAAATGGATAAGTGATCATTCTTTTCGCATTAG